GCTCTTGCGCTTATGGTGGCTCTTGCGCTTATGGTGGCTCTTGCGCTTATGGTGGCTCTTGCGCGTCTTTCTTCCGCCACTCATTTTATTGTATTGGTTAAATAAATTTTGTAATCCACTAACTTCCGTACTTAGGGAATTTGTTTTACCATTTAAATGTTTTTGTAATCCTTGTATTTCACGCATATGTTCATTTAGTTTTTGACTGCGCGCTTTTAAAGAAGTAAACAATTTTGTTTGTAATGGAGTAGCACCGCCTACTTTTCTACGACTGCCTCCCGTAAATCCTCTAACGGCATTTTTGATCATGGAGAATCCACTATTCAACAATCCCGGCGAATTATGCTCATTCTCTAATTCATTTACAGTCATGTTTAGATTTTCGCCGCCTGTAAGTTCTTTATTATTATTATCTTTTTCTACACCTCCTAGTTCCAAGCCTTGCATTTCCCCGCCCTCCATGTCTCGCTTTTGCATTTCACCGCCTTGCATTTCACCGCCTTGCATTTCCCCGCCTTGCATTTCCAAGCCTTGCATTTCCCCGCCCTCCATGTCTCGCTTTTGCATACTAGTGGAGTCTACGTTTAACCCATTTTTTAGTTCAGTCATATCATTGTCTACATTCATTTCACCGCCTTGTTGTTGCTTCATAGCCTTTTCTAATTTTGCCATGTTGTTCCCACCTTTTTTATTACGCGTTTTTCTGGGCATTTATATTACATCAAGATTTTATAATTTAAATTTTTTATATATCGCTAGCGCCAACATACCACCAAGGATTTGAGCAATGATGTACATCACACAGTCTTGCGTGCTTAATTTTCCGTTCATCATCATCATAATAGAGACCGCAGGATTAAAGTTACCGCCCGAAATTTTACCGCCGAGGAAAATCACAAATGCTAAAGCAGCGCCAATGGCTAAAGCATTTCCCGTTGCAACAATGACATAAAGAAAAAAGGTAGTGCCTAAAAATTCTACTAAATATTTGTTCATGTCCATTTATATTATATCCTAAGATTATTTAATGGAACAAATGCTCCATTATTAGATCCCCCAAAACTATAATCATTGTAATTGTAATTTTTATTTGCTAAACGTTTATATTTTATATAAACCGAGGAATCATACACATAATGCTGATTACCTGACGCACCCGTTCCTTTGTTTACACCTCCGGCATTCGAGTACCACAGTTTTGTACCTATACGACCTTGTACTTGATTTACTCCTCCACCTTCGTATTGACGTGACATGGGGTCACCGGCATTTAACGCTAAACGAAAAGGAGTTTGAGCAAATCGGTTCGTTAAAACATATTTATTATTAAACTTGTATGTTGTGGCAAATCCTCGTCTTAATACAAAACGATCTAAAGGAACGCTATTTTTATCGCTAGTAATACCTACTACAGGTGGGGAAATACCTTGGAATCCTTGTCCCGATTGCTGTTTAACCATTATATAATACACGAAGAGAAATAAAAATAGTATTTTTATTTTAAATCATATTAAATCATCTAATTTGTAATCATACGAGGAAACACATTCATCGTAATAAGTTCCTGCCACAACAATTTACACGAATATGGTATAAGCACCTTTGCAAAATCCGTGCGATTTTCACACAACTTACAAATATGAATATGTGTTTTATCGTTGTATGATGCTATATTACCACATTTTTTACACGAATACACTACATATTTATCCGATACGTCATAAATACGATCTTTTGTAAATCTAGATGCACCATGCGCAATCATACAATCTCTTTCCATCTCTCCAAAGCGCAAACCGCCATCTTTAGATCGACCTTCCGCTGGTTGACGAGTTAAATTTACCATTGGCCCATAAGATCTACTATGCAACTTATCGTCCACCATATGCTTAAGTCTTTGATAAAACACTGGACCCATAAAGATACTCGAGGTATGTTGTGCACCGGTTACTCCATCATACAGCAATTCATTGCCATGTTGTTCATAACCTAATTTTAATAGTTGATCGGTTAAGAAGTCTACGGTTAAATCACTAAAACTGGTACCATCACCAAACATACCCAATTCCAACAACACTTTGCCCAACAATGTTTCCTTAAGTTGCGCAATAGTCATACGAGAAGGAATAGCATGGGGATTTATAATGATATCCGGACGTACACCATTGTCCGTAAAGGGCATGTCTGCTTCAGGTATAATGTTACCTATAGTGCCTTTTTGCCCGTGTCTTGAACTAAATTTATCTCCAATTACCGGTTGTCGAAAGGTTCGAGTTCTTACTTTACATACCGTATAACCATCGCCATTGCGACTAAGGAAATTTTTATCTAGGTATGTTTCTTCTGTGTTTCTATACACTCGACTTTGATCTAGAAATTTAATTACTTTGGTATGATCATTTTTATTTTCTTTAATAGGAGTATATTTTGCCATAATAATATCACGGTTTTCTACTAACTTATTTACAGGAATTAAACCCTGCTCATTTACCTTATCGTAATTGGCAAATTTAATACCTTTTGTTTTAGTGGGATTGGGTTTTCCTCGAATTTCATCGTCACCATGCACGTTCTTGTCTTCGTCTTTTTCTGTATTGTAAATAACCGCTTGAAACAGTCCACGCTTAATAGAAGCCTCGTTAAACTGAATACTATCTTCCTGATTGTATCCGGTGTCCGATTTAATAGCTACAATTACGGGAAATCCTGAAGGAATCTTATTTAAATTTAACATATTCATGATACGTGTATCTACAAGCGGTCGGTGAGGATACGTTAACACATATGCCGTTTTATCTAACCGATTGTCAAAATTAGACACATACATGCCCATGGCCTGTTTACCCATGGCACATTGATACGTATTTCTAGGCGATTGATTTTTTTCTGGAAATGGAATACAAGAAGCTAAAATGCCAAATATAGTGCTAGCCTCTAATTCACAGTGCGTATAGCGATAAATGTTCGTACTCTCACTACTCTGATGTAAATGCTTTGGTGAGATAGCAATCAACGATGTATTTTGTTCGTCAGGATCAATGTATTCTAGCACCGATTCTTGCGTCGGGGTAGAAAGCAATAAATTGTCCCATACCAGTTCCCCTTTATCTACTTTCGCTACAACGCTATCATTTAGCAACAATTTTTCATTTTTAATACGCAGAATAGGTCTCACCACGCGCCCCGCATCATTACACATATAAATTTCTTTCGCCTCATAATTAAAGTAGATGGACGTATAAATATTTATAATACCTTTGTATTTCAACTCTTTTAAATAGTTGTACAAATAAACGGGATCACTAACTACTCCTATCCATGATCCATTGATAAACAGTTTTACATACTTAGATATATCTTCCAAAGAAGCCGTTTCTATGGGGGTTACATACGATTTTACATATTCGTACAACGGCGAAGAATCACTGAATATCGTAATGTGGGCCATGTAACTGATATTTTTTACTACACCCACCGATTGTCCTTCCGGAGTTTCCGCTGGACACAAATACCCCCACGAAGTGGGATGCAGTTTACGCGGAGGAATTAATTTACCACTTTTATCGGTCGGTGTACTTACCCGACGTAAATGACTTAATCCTGATATATAAGTTAAACGACTAAGCACCTGCGCTACACCCACCTTATTGCTATTTACTTGTTTAATACCAAAATCACCCGTCGCAAGAGAGCGTTTTATACCGTTTTCAATAGTACTTGATTTGATAATTTTATAAATATTGGTTTGATTGATGATATTCATATAGTCATCCGTCGATCTCCAAGATCCATTGTTCATTTCACGAATCACCTGTTTTTGTAGATCTTTTACTACTTTATTAAAGTAATTCCGATATAAATTATTTAACAATACACCCGATAAATCTATGCGTTTATTTTGATAACTGTCACGATCATCTATTTTCCTCCAACCCAATACTGTTTTAATCAATGAGTTTGTCATATAGCCTAACAAATATATTTTTTGTGAAGTGGATTTGCAATGCGGAAAGATATCTTTAGCAATTATATCCAACGCAAATTCACGCTTTTTTTTAATCCCCATTTCCTTATCCATATTGAATGGCGTAAAACTTACATTTTGGATAATATATTCTAAGGCTTCTTCATAACTCAAACACGTATTTGCATCTAGAATAGAACCCTGCAATATAGACAACATTTTATGAAACTTTACTTTATCGGTATGAAGAATAATTTTGTCACATATCTCTTTGTCTGAAATCACATTAAACGCACGAAACAAGATAAACAAGGGAATTTGTTTTTTTACCCTAGGTATTTGAATGGTTATGGCGTGATTAGAATCACTGCCTCCAATACACAATAACAACTGCTTTGGGGAAATACATTTATTATCAGGTACCGATTTAAATTCCGCATAATGACTATATTTATTAGAATTTTTATTCGATTTAAAACAATATACCTTATTTTCCGCTGCTCGCTCTTGACCTAGTACCGTTTTTTCAGAACCATTGATAATAAAATACCCTCCTGGATCATATTTACATTCGCCTGTGACATCTTCATGAAGGTGACTATATTGCTTTAGTACACACATCGTAGATTTCAACATAATGGGTAATTTACCTATATGAATTTTTTTTAATACGTTATGCATGGTCTGCACCTTGGATCCGTTACGGATAATATATTTTACACTTATATCTATGGTAGTCGATGAGGCATAGGTAAAGTTACGCAATCTAGCTTCGTGTGGAAACATTACTTTAGTAGCACCGTTGTTTTCATGAATTTGTGGTCTATACATATGGAAATTTATGAAATTTAACTCTATCTCTAATGTATATTGGTCATCTACCTTAAATTGCTCTGAATGAATACGAACTGGATTAAACATATCTATTGTCTTATGTAATTGTACATTTATCCAATGATTATAAGACTCTAATTGATGACGGACTAATCGATTTAAATGTTTATTTGCAAAGTAAGATTCTATAATGGTCCATGAATACTCTTTATTAGTAATATTTAAATCTTGGCTATTTTCCTTGGTAGTGGTCATGCTTGTGTATTCTTATGTATAGAGTTCTTTTTATTTCAATTTATAGGTTTATATTGATAAAAATATTTGTTTACACATACTAATGTCTTCTTCTAAAAAAGCAATTGTTATCAATCCTGAATATTTTAGTCTAAAAAAAAATAGGTCCATGAAAAAACAACCCCGCGAGAAAATTCCCAAAAACAAAACGGGTAAACAACAAAAAAAAGAACTTTTGAAACGACTCAAAGATATACAAGATAAAAAAACACCTACAACAACTACCAGTGAAGATAACACACTACCTACACAGGATAATCTAATGTCTTCTATAGATTTTTTAAATACTCTGACAACTGAAGTAAAATCTACACCTAAGACCAGTGCAACAGGAATGGGCACACCTGCAATAGAGACGAGCACACCTGCAACAGGAATGGGCACACCTGCAATAGAGACGAGCACACCTGCAACAGGAATGGGCACACCTGCAATAGAGACGAGCACACCTGCAATAGAGACAAGCACACCAATTCATCTAGGTGATACTATTCAAAAGGAACCTCCCTATAGTAATTTAAAAGGATCTAAAAAACCTAGTTATAGAGAATGGTTAAAACAAAAATCTCAATCCATTACTATAGAAAAGACCCCTGTAAATCAAGACTCTACTATAACGCAAGTTGTTCAGAATAATTTGCGAGAAGAAAAATTAAAAAAATTACAGAAAAAATACAAAAAACATTCAAAACGTCATAAAACCATTAAAATCACCGAAACGTTTGGTAAACGACATGGAAAAGTCTCTATACATATTAAAAACAAAGAGGAAAAGGAAAAATTAGAAAAAGAAAAAAAAACACTCAAAAAACATACCATACCTAAAATAAAAGCCTATCTTAAAGAACATAACTTATTAAAAATAGGAAGTTATGCACCTAACGATGTTCTTAGGGAAATGTACGAGTCTGCTATTTTAAGCGGAAACGTCAATAACAATAACAAAGATATTTTAGTACATAATTTTATGGAAACTTAATACTTCTTTTTACGCCTTCCTCGTTTTTTATCCTTACTTATGACAACCTGTTCCTCTTGTTGTATAGATAGCATTTCATTGTCTACTTCTTCTAAAACCACCTTTTTAGCTTCCTGCTCCTTTTTCATTTCATATAATAAATCTTTAACGACATCACTTTCTAAGTCTTGTGCTACCTCTAATACTTCTGCCTCTGCCTCTGCATCTACCTCTATTGCCTCTACCTCTACCTCTTCTGCCTCTACCTCTTCTACCTCTACCTCTTCTACCTCTACCTCTACCTCTGCATCTGCTGTGACTGCTGCGCTTGCTGCTGCGCTTGTGGCTGCTGCGCTTGCTTCTTCTTCTGCTTCTGCTGTGACTGCTGCTGCTTCTTCTTCTGCTGCGCTTGCTGCTGCTTCTTCTTCTGCTTCTGCTGTGACTGCTGCTGCTTCTTCTTCTGCTGCTGTGACTGCTGCCTCTGCGACTGCTGCTGCCTCTGCGGCGGCTTTTGCGTCTGCAGCGGCTTTTGCCGCGACTTTTGCTTCTGCGGCTGCTTCTGTCGCGGCTTCTGCGAGAGCTTTTGCGTCTGCGACTGCTTTTGCTTCTGCTGCTGCTTTTGCTTCTGCGGCTTCAGCGGCTTCTGCGGCTGCCTCTGCGATTACCAGTGAATCCATAATCATTTTATACTTTTCTTCTTTTTGTTTAAGATCATTTTGATGTTGTTCGATTTTCTTTTCTAAATATTCTATTTGTGATTTTAAATCTAAGGCCATCTGTTTATTTTTTTTAATAGAATTATAATCTATACCTGCTAATGTAAGTTTATTTCTTTGTAAGCGACGCTGTTCAAAAAGTTGTTGTTTTTTCCCACGACGCATAGGTAACGAAGATACCTGTTTCTCATTTTTACTTGCACGTGTAAACATTATGCATGACCATTAGAAAAAAAATATAATGAATATACTTAAAAACCTCACTATAAAGATAAATAACGGTAACCCATGTCTCCGCAAGTAGAAGATTATTTTAGAATTACGTGCGAATATATGAAAACGCATGGTCCTAAAACCATTGTATTATATCTAAGTGGGGATTGGTATGAAGTCTATGCACTCATAGATTCCGAGGGAAAATATGCTGTTGTAGATGTAGATGGCACCTATCTACCCTCTTGTATTCAAGATATACATCATTATTTAAATGCTGATATATCTCCTCCTAAAGAAGAAGGTGCTTCGGGAACTCACACATATATGGGAAAACAAGTAGTAAGAACAGGTGTGCGTCAGGCATTTGTTCATCAATCTGTTCGTTCGTTAATAGCAGCAGGCTATACGGTTCCTAGAGTAGATCAATATCCTCGTATAATAAATGGTATACCCGTATTAAAAAATGGTAAACCGGTATTTGATCGTAAAGTATCACATATTTATACCGCAGGTACGTATGATGATAAAGAAAGTGTAAAATTAACCAATCATATTGCGTGTTATTGGTTTCATTATGCAGGCAAAGATAGGGTTTGTAATAAAAATATGCTTTATTGTGGTATGACTATATTAGATTCATATACAGGAACGATCCGTTCCCAAGAAACAGCAGTAGAAGTAACACATGATTCAAATTGTTTTGATTCCATAGGAGGGTTTCATGAAATTCAAAACCCTTTTGAAGTGTTAGTAGTTACTAATATGCCTGAAACGCTATATGATAGTATGAGTAAACACGTGTTTACCAATACACCAAAAGTATTAAAAATAGATTTAACAAATAAAGGTGACCAACAAACCAAAGCAAAACATATTGAAAAAAGAGATGTGCAAAAATGTTTTATTGAACAATACTATGCAGCAAAACATCATATAACATTAAACGACATGTTTATGGAATATCGATACAGTAGTTATGCTTTATGCTATTTACTAGATTATGTTAAATTGTGTAATCCAGATATTGTCGAAATGTTGCATGTACCTACTTATGATAGACAAAACGCGCATATGCGAACCGGTAATCATTCACTAGTACAATTAAATATTATAAGTGCGGGTCAAGAAAATAGCATGCTACAGTTTTTAAATCAATGCATTACTTCGATAGGACGTCGCGAATTTAATAGACATTTATTATACCCTATTACAAATAAAACTATTCTACAATCTCGCTATGACATCATTGACTATATACAACATAACTGGGAAACCATTAAACCTATTCGCAATAAACTAGGTAAAATACATGATATTCAACGTTTAAGACGATATATCATTCAAAAACAAATAGCACCTTCTCAAGTAATATGTATACTTAAGAATTGTAAAACCATAACTACTATATATGATGTATTGCAACTACATCCAACCCTACAGCATTATTTAACTATTCATAGTATTCATGAAGATTGTAAAGCAATACAAATAGAAATAGAAAATATATTGGATATTACCATAAGTATGGATGTAACCAAGCAACACTACAATAAATGTTTTATACGTAAAAACATAGATGAGAAATTAGACAAATGCATTGAAAATAGTATGGATAGCGTGGTTATCTTAGAAGCAATAAAAGAACACTTAAATAAGTTTCTTATAACTAGTGGTCGCAAATCAGGTTTGATTAAAATAGATGAACCCAAAACAAAGGCTCGTTCTCTTATATTGACGGATGCAAGTGCCATTTTATTGCGTAAAAAAATATCCAATAAAACTATAGCTATTCAATATCACTCTAAGTATTCTGATTCTAGTAAACTATATAATTTGGACTGTAATAAAATACATATAGAAAAATCACCTACAAAAAAAGGATATCATGTAATTGTGTCAGATAGTATCATTGAACTTAGTGAATTGATCCAAGATTCAAACAAAAAAATGGCGGTTCGCCTAGAACAACTATATATGGAGTGGTTGCATAAAATGAAACACTCGTATAGCGATACGTTAATGCATATCATAGAGTATATTACCCTATTAGATATAATGACTACAAATGCCCATGTCGCAAAAAAGTATAAGTATTGTAAACCGGTGTTGGATTTTACATCCGATACCATTTCTTTTTTTGATGCAAAAGATATGAGGCACCCTTTAATTGAACAAATAAATACAGAAGAAGTATATGTACCTAATGATGTGTCCTTAGGCAAAGATCCATTAGGTATATTATTGTATGGTACAAATGCAGTAGGTAAAACAAGTTTAATTCGTGCTATAGGCATTACGGTAACCATGGCGCAATGTGGCATGTATGTACCTTGTTCTAGTTTTACGTATGCACCTTATCATACAATATTCACGCGCATTTTAGGAAACGATAATATATTTAAGGGTATGTCGACCTTTGACGTAGAAATGTCCGAATTATTAAAAATCATAGAAAATGGAGATAAGCATTCTTTAATTTTAGGAGATGAAATTTGTTCAGGAACCGAAACTATATCTGCTACTAGTATTATTACCTCTACCGTACAATGGTTATACAAAAGGGACATGTCCTTTATGTTTGCTACTCATTTTCATGAAATATCTGACCGCGAAGAAATAACAAGTTTACGTAAACTTGTATTAAAACATATGACCATACGATATGATCAATCTACAGGAAAACTGGTGTATGGTAGAAAATTGCGACCAGGTGCCGGGAAAAGTTTGTATGGATTAGAAGTCTGTAAATCACTAGGGTTCCCGGACGAAATGATTCAAAATGCCCAATCTTTGCGAAATAAGTATAATCCTAATATGGCGGATCGTTCCATATTATCCTTAGTGAAAGACACCCCGTATTCTTCTGAAAAAACAAGAATACTTTGCGAGAACTGTAAAAAAAATCCAGCCATAGACATGGACCATATTCGGGAACAATCGGAATCCAACAAAGATGGATTTATCGAGGGATTCCACAAAAATCATCCCGCAAATTTACAAGCCTTATGTAAAAGTTGTCATATACTAAAAACTAAAAAAGTTAAAAAGGGGGCAAAACTAAAACGGGTAAAAACAGTAGATCACGGGACGTATGTTGTTACACAAGATGATGATACACACCAAATAGTATCAATGCCAAATTAATGAACAACCCTATGCTAGGCAATATAGGTAACCCGTGATTTATTTTGTAGGTCCAATTGTTTTTTAATTTCTCTTGTATCTCTGGATTAGTATATACTTTTATTAAGCAAATATTTAATATACTAAATACAAAAAACATAAGATAACTAGTAATACTTGCTAATACTTCTACTTCTTTAAATACAAGCATGGCGATACTTGCCACGGCAACTGCTATAATGGCATGTATAGGTGTTTTATAGGTTTTATCTACTTGATTAAAGATATTTAATACAGAATATTCTCTGGAAATAGAATATAAAATTCTTGATGTACCTAGAATACTAATGACAAGAGTATTGGATATAGATAGCATAGCGATAAGATAAAATATCTTGCTTATACTACTTCCAAAAAACATTTTTGCCATGGTCACAATGGGTAAAGGACTTTCATGGAGTATTTTTGTATTACAACATTTTACGACCGCAATAGCAACGATTACATAAATAATAGTAGCTGTAACTACAGAAGCGAGAATGGCTTTTGGGATATCTTTTACATCCTTGGCTTCTTCTGACAGTTTTACTGTACTTTCAAATCCACTATACACGAAAATAGCTAATACAGATGAATATAATATATCAGGAACCGTGACATCTTTACTAGTATGATAAGGATATTTTGATTTATGAAAAAACATACCCATTATACAAACTATAACAAGACCTATTAATTCAGTAAATGTACATAGATGATTAAAATAAGTTGTTTCTTTCACACCCATACAGTTTATACCTGTAAAGAGTAGTATTACTAGTACAGACACGGCTATAGGCGACAGTGATACGATAGGCGACAGTGATACGATAGGCGACAGTGATACAATAGGCGATATAAATTTACCAATACTCAAGGCAACCGCTGAATTTGTTGCTATACCTATACCTATAAGTAATAGTACGGTAATCAATGCTGGAATTTCGCCTAATGTATTTTGAACAAACGTATAATCTCCATGATTTGTGTCGTAAATTGTATTTACATCGATGTAGGTGGTTGATACTATTAAAGCAAAAATGCCTGCTATTACAAAAGTTAGCCACGATAAAGATTTAGCATATTTACTTACATCACCGATTAAAACGAATATGCCTGCGCCAATGATATATCCAATCGATAGTAAATAGATATCCGTAAAGGTTAATACTTTGGATAGGTCTGACATATAGTATATAGTTTTATATTATTAAAATTAAAATTGAAATAAAAAAACAACTTTTATATATATACAAAAATGATCATTCCCGTAAAATGTTTTACGTGCGGAACAGTACTTGCCAACAAATATCAATATTATGTAGAAAAAGTAAAACAAGAAAAAATGGCTCAAGGCATTGACATACATAAAGTGATTTATCTTTCACAGGATAAAGTAAGCAAATCACCAGAAGCAATGGTATTAGATGAGTTGCGATTGCATAAAATGTGTTGCCGTCGTCATATGCTTACCCATGTAGATATTATATAAATAATATTATCTATACTATTTATATAATGGCTCGTTCAAAAAGTTATGTACATAAAGGTGGGAAATCACGTAGACACAAAAGACGTACTCACAAAAGACGTAGTCACAAAAGACGTACTCACAAAAGACGTACTCACAAAAGACGTAGTCATGCAAGAAGACATCGTCTAAGCAAATATCATATAAAACAACGTGGAGGTTTTAATAAAGACTCTGATGGACATATTAGTTATTTGAGTATGGATAATAGATACCGACCGTTTGGTGGTGTAATGGATACTGCTTCGTATAATGCAAGTTCGTTACTTGGAAATATTCAAGGTAATTATAAATCGGTAAATCCAAGTGTAAGTAGTCAACCTATTGGCAACCCTCTTGATATAAATGACTTTAAATTTACTACTACAAAGTAAAGTTACATAGTAAAGTTATAAAATAATATTTATATATCATATAAATGAAAAGAATTGAAGCATTATGTAACCCTGCTATGTTTTATTTAGTAATTTCAGGAATTAGTTTTGTATTAATTTTATTACAAAATCTTAATAATTCCAAAGAATTATGTGTAGGAAATATGAAATGTAACACCGAACACAAAGTATTAGTATTAATTGTAAATGTGTTGTATATCTTGTTCTGGACGTTTGTCTTAGATTTCATCTGTAAAAAAGGTTATACTAACATAGCATGGTTTATTTTATTTTTTCCTTTTGTTATATTTTTCATATTGTTGGCTTTATTTATCCTTATCACGATTGGCGCTACTTTAGAAGAAAGTGTGGAAAATACCCAACACACGAACCACGTTAATCTATCGTAGGAATGTTTACTTATAACCACTGACAAAGATTATCTCATTATAAAGTATATACTACTTTATAATGATGTTTAATAATAATTTTATAAAAATAGGGATTTTTTTAATTATTATCATAGGGTTTTTAGAATTTTCTAATTTCACCTTTCATACGATTGAAGGGAAAACAAATAGATATGAGGCTGATAATGAAAAAATCATAGACTATGCTAGAGAAGCAAACATTAGACAGACTCAATTAGATTCCTCTTTAATTTGCTGTAATAACAGTAGTTATGCACCTACCGTAAAATGCGTAAAACAACTCGATCAAAGTACGTGTATAATCCCTAATTCAGATGGTACGTGTAGTGGTGCAAAGTATACGAATGGACAAGATCCAGAATTATCTAGTCTAAAAACAGGTAATAAATTAGAAGCGTGTAAAATACCATTAACAAATGGTACTTATCTTCTCAATGAAGATGTCAAAGAAACAACTACCGGTAGCTTAAGTACTCATAGTTCATCTAATTTAAGTCCTATACCAGTAAGTAGTTTACAACCGTTAACTGTTAACAAAACTAAAAAGAAAAATATAAGTGTGGGAGACAAAGTCACATTTAACTACAACAAAAACAAATATACGGGATACGTAGTACAACTACTTGGTTCGGATGAATATGAGATCGAATATACAGATCAAGGACAAGCTAATATAGTTATTATTAAAAAAAATGATTTAGTTTCTTGGGAAAGTGGTAAAATCAACTTTAATAATCTATTGTATAGTCAAACATATAGCCCTAATAGTTATGCTGATTTTTCTAGAGACACTACAAAATGCTGTTTTGATGCTCCTCAAAAAATTCTTAATAATGCGGACGAAGTGACTACCACTTCGGATGATTCGAATAAGAAAAAGAAAAAGAAGAAGAAAAAGAAAAAGAAAAAGAAAAAGAAAAAGGGAAGCGACGATGACGACGAGGACGATGACGACGAGGACGATGACGACGAGGACAAAAAGGATGCCGACGGCGTAGCCACCCATCAACTTAAACCGCCACAAAAATATCAATGCCCTATTGGATGGGATCTTGTAACAAATGTATGCACCAATACTTGCGCTCCTTGTGATACTGTGGATGCACCTGTCAGTGTAACGTATCCATCGGTCTCTACGAATCTAACCTCCATTCAAGATGCATATGTCTTTACAGGTATAGATACTACGACTGATGATAAAATTTATAGTCATACCTTTTTAAAAGCGCCCTTTTTACTTTAACATTAATTTTTGTAAACAATAGATACCGCCTAATCCAACGATTAAAATAAAAACTTGTTTGATAGGATCATTTTTATGCATTTCAGAATGAAATTTCTTATAGTCTAACGCTGGATCTCTAGTAGGTGGACTGCTCATGGGAGCAAAAGATTCACATTGCTTTTCATCTGTTTTAGCATAAAGCGTGGTTAAATTAGGAGGCGTAGAACCATTTGCATCTTGGTAAATATTTATTTGATCTTTATAAAAAACACCACTATTCGTATCCGCTAAATTATTGATATCACTATTTAATAAATAAGCTTTACCATAACCCACACAATTATCAGATGCATAATTTAATACTACTTCTGTACAACCAGGAATCTGATTGTTGTCATCATAGTCTATGGAACACGGGACAGAGGTTTGAGCTCCTAATGAACTATTCATGCCATTTAATATATTTAAATCATCTATTAATCCGGGAATTAATCCTTGTACACTTTTATCCGTCGGTATAGAATTTTGATAACACATTGGTGTACGTGAACATCCCTCTGCGTCTATACATTTACTTACTTGGGTATTTTTAGTAAAATATGCACCTCCTAAAACCTTCTTTTTTTTTGTAGCTTTACTTTTACCCTTGGTAAGTATATCTGCATAGGCAGATATTCCACTTAAATTTTTATTAACTTTGCTTCCTTTTTTGCCCATTTTTAATTTAGAAGGGGTTTTGATGTGTGCCGTATATGTATACGTGTCATTTTCATTGATTTCACAACTCGTCTTTTCACCAGTTAATACCTGTGCCGCCTTTTTTGCCTTTTTCTTTTCTTTTTTCTTTTTCTTTTTATTTCCTTCTATAATTGTATAAGGATTTGATTCATTTGTATGAGATATATATAGAAGTAACAATATAATTAGTAGTATACATATCGTATTATTCATATATTAGTAAAAGATTATTTATATTGTTATTATTAATTTATTTATCTATCTATAGTATAAATGATAGGAAATGAGAAAACCAATACCCAAGTCATTATACAACCTAAATATCAAAATATAAAAAATCAATCACTAAACTATTATACTGGTACACGCTATACCAGTGCTCACCCTCTAAAAATATGGAGACGTACTGGTACTCATCAGCATCTAGCAAGTTCTATTCTTAGTAAAAGTACCCCGTGTAGAAAATGTGCTCCTACCGGAATATCTGTGGGATTACCTTTTAAAATGTTAGGGAAAAATAGTAATGGTGTTAACAAAATAACTAGTGTATCTACAACAGAAAGTTGCACTTTATGTGATCCTACTAAAGGACCTGTAGGTACAAATAGCGCGGGTGCTAAAATACGATCCGCTGTTACCTTGTTAAACAAACATTATTATACCAGTAATTTAAGTTATTTAAAAAGTAGATGTAATACAATCGATACAAATAAGGTAATACAACAACGAGATGGTATTACCTATTTTAAAAATGGCAACTATGTATGGCCAAGTAATTCCTCTGATAATTCTGCTATATACAATAGCAATTGTAGTTCCGATAAAGATACATGCTGTAATACTACTATCTATAAACCTAGTAATCCTCAATATGGCATTCAAGGTGGTGTATCTAATAGTGCTAGAGTAGCTAGACTAAAATATAATACGATTACAAAAAACAACAACACTTTAGCGAAACAATATAATGTACATTTTACATACAACGGGAACAACAATAGTTTGTATTTTGCGAAAAGTAAAGAAGCAGTTTGCGTAAACAATTGCTACACCAATCGATTACGTATGCGAAACTAAGATTTAAATGTCTGATATAAATATATTATTCATAATTTTATTATGATAAGCAACTGAAAACTTTTTACACCAATTTATACATTTATCTATGTTTTTTTTCTTAACGGAAGCTATTTTTAATTCTCTCTCATTATGGTTTGTTTGCCTTATTAATCGTAAGGTATACAAAATATTTTCTATTTGCGTTTTACCTATAATCAAATTTATTTCTTCTACTTTATTTACAAAATAATAAGGTAAATCACCCTTTATAAATCCATTTACACATACATCAGCATCAAATTGCATATACATACTTTCCCATCTAGAAAGCAAGTGTGAAGTATCACTATATTTAAAGTTTAAACACACTATATATCGTTCTGAATTGGCGATTCGACTAGTCAAGGGTTTGGTGACATAACAGTTGTCATAAAACATAAATAAAATATACATAAGATCTATGGTCGAACGATTAAAACAATCAAAACACTTTAAAATAAATGAACCCCCTTTTTTTTGTAACGATAATGCAAAACATATTTGTGAAAACAATAATCGTGTTGAGGTTGTTTCCTGATCGTTGAAATCTATCGAAAAATCAAATCCTCCATCGCCCGTTATTATATCCATGGAATTCCCATATTTACTTGTGCAATCTTTTAAATTATCTATATTGTATAAATCTCCTTTTCCATCTACACCCTTTTCTATAATGACATTTGGATTCTTTTTTAAAAATTGTATGCTTTTGTTCCATCCAGGTATACCAATAGTATCATTTAATAATGTTATCCCGTAATATACATCTAACTTATTTTTTCTTAAATGAGTTAACGCCTCTATAAAACCACCAGGACCTTCCGCTAAATGAAAGGTTTTTATCGGAGTGTCGTTATAGGATTTTAATATATTATGCGTCTTTACGATTTCTATCATTTTAAAATACGACCTGGATAATGGTTTTAAGGACGATACGGATATATTATCTCCTGGTATTTGTGTTTGAATATATTCATAGGGATTGGTATATTTTTTATATATATCCCAATCCACCGGACAATCATCTATTTTGGCTTTTGCGTTGGCCAAATATTGCTGCAACGTTTTACTAATATAAAAATAAGGAGTTCCTTCTTGGATTTCTATGTCTGATGGATCTAAATGATTTATTGTTGTTGGTAATATGAAAAATGTCATAAGTCTATGTACTATACCTTTTAAATCTTTAGATACTTATCTTAATACTATTTTGTTTGTTAATCTAGTTACTCCACCTCCTTTCATACTGGTAGATGGTATATCACCCGAACGCTGCGCTGATGAAGGTAACTCTGGGTTTGATGCCTCGTTAACCAATGAAGGTTTTGCTGTGGATGGTAGATTCGGTAGAGGAGAGGATTCTCCTTGCTGCTGTGCTTGCTGCTCTGCTTGCTGCTGTGCTTGCTGCTGTGCTTGCTGCTGTGCTTGCTGCTGTGCTTGTTGTGCCTGTGGCTGCTGCGCTTGTGGCTGCTGCTGTGCTTGTGGCTGCTGTGCTTGTTGTGCCTGCTGCTGTGGCTGCTGTGCTTGCTGCTGTGCTTGTTGTGCCTGCTGCTGTGCTTGCTGCTGTGCTTGCTGCTGTGCTTGTTGTGACTGCTGTGCTTGTTGTGGCTGCTGTGCTTGTTGTGGCTGCTGTGCTTGTTGTGGCTGCTGTGCTTGTTGTGGCT